TAATTTAATACTGGAATCCATAAATAATAATATACAATTTAAAGTGCCAATTAATAAAAAAATATTATTCAATAATAATGTAGCTTTAAATAAAACTATTAATTTAAACAATAAGGGTCTAGATGGATTAAGAACTATTTCTGCCGAAAGTTTGTATGTTAATACAGCGGTATTAAATACTACTATAAATATGATTAATAAATCATCATTTTTTAATAATTCTATTTATAGCAATACATTTGAAACAACTACAACTAATATACAAGATTTAAGTAATGCATTATTTAACATAATTGATATATCTAATAATAGCTCAATTCTTGTTAATCTTAACATCACATTATATTGTAGTTATGCCATGTATGAGCGAATAAGTGTTGAATTCTGGAGAGACGCTAGTATGCTTATGCAAAGCACAAATTTAGGAAGTGTAAATGCTGCCGGTGGCATAGTAATACCTTATAGTCTAACATATTTAGATAATAGTTTAAATGCCGGACCCAAGAAATATTACATAAAATATAAATTAGAAAATAATGTTAGTTTTATTAGGCAAGGTATTATAAATTTACAAACGGGATCCGATAGTAATATTATATTAACAGAAATAGAAAATGCGTCTAATTATAATAATAAAGTGCATTTTGCCAATTCTTCATACACAACAACGTCATATGAAATACAGGATTTGAGTAATGTATTATATAATATTATAGATGTATCTAATAGCAATGTCCAAATAGCTATTAATCTTAATATATATTGTTGTTATAATTATTATGAGCGACTAACATTAGAAGTATGGAGAGATGCAAGTATGATTTCACAAAGTAAAGAACTAGAAATAATAAATGCCACAAATGGTTTAACTATTCCGTATAGTTTCAACTATTTAGACACAAATTTAAGCGACGGACCTAAAAAATATTACTTAAAATATAAATTAGAAAAAGATCCTAGCTCCGACACTAGTGTCAGTGCCGAGCCCCAAGGTATTGTAAATATTAGTACTTTAAATTCAATAGGAACAAGTAATATATTACTCGCTAATGTACCCAAAAATAATAATAATTTAACAAGAACAACAACAACACATGCAAATAGTTTTTTAACTAGCACTAGCAATTTGCAGGATTTAAGCGGACAATTATACAATATAATTGACATAGGTGTCCCCTCTGCAGTTTTTGTAGATTTAAATTTCACTTTATATGCATGTTATGCGGCCAATGAACGAATAACAATTCAGCTATGGCGAAATACAACTATGGTATCGCAAAATGTAAATATAGGAACTACAAATGCTACAGGAGGAACGACCATCAATTTCAAGTTATCGTTTTTAGACGAATCGGTTAGTAGTGGATTAGCAAAATATTATATAAAGTATAAATTAGAAAATAATTTTAGCGCACAACGTCAAGGAATTATAGATGTGCAAGGAGGTTACACTATTATAGAAGATTATAATAGAGGTATTTTCTTATATTATAAAATATTATCTTATGATGTTATGGACTACCCAACAGGGTATGTTACAAATACATGTATCGGTTATAACCCAATTATAGCCGGCGATAAAGGCACGGCTAGCGGGCGACGTGGCGCGTATTTTACATATATTGATGCAAGCGGAGCAACCTCTAGTTTTAACAATTCGCTTTATGCCAAACAAAATATAATTGTAGACGGATCGGCAACTATAACTAGCAATTTAAGTGTAAACTCTATTTCCTTGGCTACTATGTTAAGCAGATTAGGCCTTATAAATGATTATATAAACAATTTAGCTAATACTAGTGCAGTCGAGTTTAGCAATAATAGCATAAGCACAATAGATTTAAGCGCGGCAAATATAACTATTAGCAACGAATTGTATGTGCTTAATAAATATTATGCAAACGATTTAAACATAAGCGGACAATTATTAAGCGCGGTGTTGAGAGTTCCGCAAGAATTTACACTAGACCCGTTCGGATATAATAACGCTAGCGGGTCATTAGTTATTAACGGTAATTTAATAGTGCGCGGAAACAAAAAAACAATTAAGTCTTCTATTGTTGACATTAGCTCTTATACGCTAAAGGTTGCCTCCAATTTAATAAACAAGGACGACTTAGCAAGTAATCCTGCTGGATTGGACGTTTCTAATGTTGCTTCGTTAAAATACGATGGAACATCATGGAATATTAGCGGTGGAAATTTGCTTATAAGCAATATGCGCGTTGGACTAGATGTTTCGCTCATTGACTTACAAATAACAATTAGTAACTCATTAATAGCATCAAAATCAAAATATGATACTTCTTTTCAACTATTACAAACAAACATGGATAGTTCGTTTAATAAATTGGTTTATTATACAAACACTGAAGTCGACAATTCATTTGTAACGCTAAATTCTGCATATACTGATTTTTCTAATTTGAAAAATTATATAGATCTATCATTTGCTACAAAACAAGCATTTTCTATAAGTGGTCAATCTATTGTTCAGAATTATGTGTCAAAGGCTTATGTGGACGGATCATTTGGCCTTTTAGCTACTAAACTTAACTCGTTTGCGTTAAGAAAGAATGTAGAACTTTCATATAATGATTTAAGTGGTCAAATCATAAGGTCCTTTGCTAATGTGTCTGCTAGCAATGTTGATATATCATCAATAACTATTGAAAATATAAGAACACCTAGCTTAACATTGACTTCACATGTACTAATTAATGGTGATATAGTAGTTAACGGCGACACGTCTTCAAATTCATTGAATATTGCTAATAGTTACATATTTAATAATAATGGTTATAGTTCGGTGTATTTTAGTTCTGCTAGCGCAACAGCCATTATGGAGGAATTTTATAGCAAATTTAATAATTATGGAAGATCGGTTTTATATATTAGCGCCGACGGAGGTTTCTATAATTTGAATAATAGTAGAGGTGCACTTAGTGATAGCAGATTAAAAGAAAATATAGTTGATGCTAGTCCCAAATTAGAAGATTTACTAAAGGTTAGAATAGTCGATTATAATTTAAAAAATAACTCAACTAGAAAATACATAGGTGTTTTGGCGCAAGAATTAGAAGAGCTATTTCCATCATTAGTGGAAACAGAAAGTCCATATGCGTGTGACACTGAGCAAGGAAAAACAACAAACTATAAATCGGTTAAATATAGTTGCTTTAATGTTATGTTAATAAAAGCTCTTCAAGAGCAGCAGCAAATTATTAATAATCTTAGTTTGAGATTGGAGAGATTAAAAGGAAATATAAGGAAAAAGTAAGAAACATAGCCAAATTCTCAAATAAACTAATGCTATTTATGCTATTTATGCTATTTAATAATTTTTTATGTCATGGATTTAAAAATATAATATAATTTAACTATATTAAATTATAATATATGAGTTTTGATTTCAATGTAAGTCATATACCTTTTAGATTTTTTTGTGATAGGCTTGTATCCAATAATATTACTAATAATTTAATAATCGAATCGTCTTCTAATAATATAGAATTAAATTCCAACAATCAAAACTTTATATTTAATAATAATGCTATTTTTAATTATGGGATTAATCTACAGGGTTTAGATGTATCAAATATTCAATCTATTACGGCAAAATCATTGAATATTAATACATTATTTTTAAAAAATAAAGGTCGCAGTCTAACTAGTATTGAAGACTATGGAAGCATTGATGATGGATATATTAGAGCCACTACTATTGCAAATGACATTAGTGGAAGAAGCAATGCTTATTTTACGTATATTGATGTAAGTGGGGGCGACTCGAGTTTTAATAATTCAGCATACATAAAAAACCTATTAACTGTAAATGGATCAACAACTATAAGCAATGATTTATTTGTAAATGGAACAAGCTTTGTAACTTTATATAATGCTATAAATAATTATATAATTAACAATCGTCAACAGTTAGTAACTGCCAAAGTTTTAACAAACGATTTGAGTGCAACAAACATTTCTATAAGTAATGAACTGGTTGTGTACAAGACCTCTTTTTTGAATGATCTAAGCATTAACGGAGAGCTGCTTAATAATGTGCTAAAAGTGCCGGGCTTATTTACTATTGACCCGTCTGGTCATGGTAATGCTAGCGGAACATTAATTGTTAATGGTGACTTAATGGTTTACGGAAACAACACAATTATTGCATCATCTATTTTTGAAATAAGTGATGTAGCTATAAGTGTTGCATCTAATTTAATAAATAAAACCGATTTATCCGGTAACGGTGCGGGATTAAATATTTCAAATGTTGCCTCATTAAAATACGATGGATCAACATGGAACTTTGTAGGTGGACAATTAAGTGTTGAAAATAAGAAGGTGGCTCTTGATGTGTCATTTATAGATTTTAGAAGCTTTAGTGAAGCATCTCTCAATAGTCTAAATAATTATTTTGATTTGTCATATGGCCAACTAAAAACAAATAATGACAATTCTTACAATGCTATTTACAGTCGAAGTCAAATTGATAATTCATTTATGTTAATAACACAATCTAGCTTTGATATTTCTTATTTGCGGTCTTATGTAGATAATTCGTTTGTTAATAAGATAACATTTGATGGATCATTTAGTGCTCTAAAAACACATTTAGATGCATCTTACATTACAAAAGGCATATATTATTCAAGACTAGGACAAATTATACCAGGTAAAGTAATAGCTAATTATGAAGGCAGAAGCACAAGTGTCTCTATAAATGGTGAAGGAAATATAGTTGCTATTGGAACGGATTATGCTGACATCAATGGACTTAATACGGGAGCAAATGTTAGAGTTTATAAATATAATTCAAATAGTTGGACACTAATAGGTGATAATATTGATAGTGAAACAACAACAGTTTATAATGGAAATTCAGTATCATTAAATTATAGCGGATACACAATTGCTATTGGTGCTATTGAGAATAATACAGTTCGAGCCCATGTTAGAGTATATAGATATGTTAATGATAGTAGTTGGATAAAAATAAGTCAAACTATTGATTGCATGGGATATTGGGAGATATATGGATTTTCAGTTTCACTTAATTCTAATGGAAATATAGTTGCTATTGGTGGTCCTATGGATAATGGTGGTATTAGAGTTTTTCAATATATTATAGATGGAAGTTGGACACAACTAGGTATAGATTTTGAGGATGCTAGACACGGACGATATGTTTCATTAAATGCTGAAGGAACTATACTCGCAGTTGGAACACCTGGAAAAAATAATAGAGGCGAAGCTTTAGTTTATAGATACAATGATATTAGTTGGATACAAATAAGTCAAACTATTACTGGAATGATAAATGATCGAACTGGAACATCCGTTTCGTTAAATGCTAGCGGTAATATACTTGCTGTTAGTTCTCCAAATAGTAGTATTTATGGTTATAATAGTGGAATAGTTAGGGTTTATAAATATGTTAATGATAGTAGTTGGATACAATTGGGTCAAGATAATGATATAGTAGGTGACGTAAGAACTAACTCACTAAATAACCTTGTAGGCGATAAATTGGGATACTCAATATCATTAAATTCTAGTGGAAATATACTTGCAGTTAGTGCTTTTGATAATGGTATAAATGGGGGTGTTATTATGGTATATAAATATAATGATATTAGATGGGTAAGATTAGATTTTTATAGAAATATTTTAGATACGTATGCAAATACTTATTTTGGAACATCTATAGCATTAAATGCATTAGGAAATAGAGTTATTGTTAGTGCTCCTATTGCGCCTTATAGTATCGGTTACAGTATAGTTTATGGCACTATGTTTGTTCCAATAATTGATAGTTCATTAAATTTTTTAAATAGGAAACTTGATTTATCGTATGTTTCAAATAGTGTTTTTGAGGGATCATTTAATAGGTTAAAAGAGCAAATAGAACTATCATTTGCGAGCGTTAGTTTAACTAGCTTAGATAGTGCGTCTATTAGCGTTGAAACAATAAATACAAAGCATTATAGTCAAAAATTTAATAATATTTTATGGAACCAAGTCGGGCTAGATATTAGCAGCGGACCTCCTTTTACTAATAATAAAAAAGTAGCAATTTCAAATGATGGAAAAGTTGTTGCGTTTGCGTCATCTGCTTTTGGGACAGTATCAGTATTAAGAGAAGCTTCCGGTGGAACTATTACAATAAGCGGTGGTTATGCTATACATAGGTTTGATGCTAGTGGGACTTTTACGCCTTATTTTAGTGGAAATGTCGAAGTTTTGCTTGTTGGTGGTGGTGGTGGTGGTGGTCCAACATATAGTGGTGGCGGTGGTGGTGGAGGTGTTGTATATATTACCTCTTCATATATAACTAGTGGAACTAGTTATTCGGTTGCAGTAGGTTCTGGAGGTGCCTCAGGGACCAAAGGTGAGAATACTACTGTTTTTGGTGCTACTGCAGCTGGTGGCGGAACTAATTTAGTTTATGATACGAATGGTACTATTGGAGGATGTGGAGGCGGCGCTGGTGCTTCACAATGGAGAATAAATTATGGTGGAGAAAGTAGTGGCAATATTATTGGAATAAATAATGGGATTGCTAATGTTGGATTTATTTATGGGTGTAGTGGCGGTAATACAACAACTATTAGAGAGGGTGATCCAATTAGAGCAGCAGGTGGTGGTGGGGCTGGAGCTCAAGGAGCAGCCACAGATACAAAAAGTATAGGTGATAGAGGTCAATTTGGTCATGGTTCAGGAGGTATAGGTATAACCAATTCAATACTTGGTACAAGTTATTATTGGGGAGGCGGCGGAGGTGGTAGCGCATATATAGACCAATCTGGTGGTTATGGTGGTTATGGTGGAGGTGGTGGTGGTTCGGGTAATGCTGGAGGAGGAAGAGGTGGTGTATTGGCGGTCACTGATGGTTCTAATGGTGGTTTAACTATAGGTGGTCCTGGTGGTGCTAATACTGGTGGTGGTGGTGGTGGTGGTCGTCTGGGTGGTGGTGCTGGTGGCTCCGGTATTGTAGTAATCCGCTATTTACAGATGGTAAGCGATATTTCAAAAGGGAGAATTTATGTTTATGAGTTGTCATATAATCAAGCGCCTTATAGATGGAACCAACTAGGATTAAGTAGTGAAATTATTGTTGGTCTAAGTAACGATGATCAATTTGGATGGGATTTAGCTTTATCAAGTAATGGAAGAGTTGTTGCTGGTAGCTCAATAGCTAATGATGTGTCGGGGATTAACAGTGGTCAAGTTAGAGTATACGAGCTTAGTAACAATACTAATAGATGGACCCAAAAAGGTTTTGCTATTAATGGTCAAAGGGTTGGTAGTGAAAGCGGATATAGCATAAGTTTAGCCGGAAATGGAAATAGGATTGCTATTGGTGCATGGAAAGATAATTTAAATGGAACAAATGCAGGCGCTGTTAGAGTATATGATTTTAGCGCTACTATAAATGATTGGAGACAACAAGGACAAACTATTGCTGGTGTTTCTGGTTCTTTTGAAGGCTACTCAACCGCTTTATCATTAGACGGACAAACACTTGCTAGTGCAAGCATATTCACTACATCATTAACTCGTAGCGGCGGCACTATATCATTTAGCGGTAGATATGTAATCCATAGCTTCACAACAGTGGGTTCATATACTTTCATCCCTGACTTTAGCGGAAATGTTGAGGTCTTAATTGTTGGAGGTGGTGGTGGTGGTGGTAGCACTGGGAATAATGGTAGTAGTGGCGGTGGTGGAGCTGGTGGAGTAGTATATATACCTTCGGTATCAGTTAGTGCTGGAACAAATTATCCTATTGTTATAGGTGATGGAGGTGCTTCAGGGACTAATGGTGAAAACAGCAGTGCTTTTACTGCTATTGCTGCTGGTGGTGGTAGAGGTGGATTACCGTATCCTACCAATGGTGACGGTAGTGGTAACAACGGAGGATCTGGTGGAGGGGCAGGTGGAGGGAATATTACCAATATAGGTGGAAGTAGTAGTGGTAATAGTCCAGGAACAAATAGTAATGCAATTATTCATGGAAACAATGGTGGTAGTATGACATCTACTCTTACAGATGCGAACCGAGCGGCAGGTGGTGGTGGAGCAGGAACAAAAGGGTTTGACACAGATACAAATTCAACAGCTGATGGGGGTCAATTTGGATTTTCATCAGGAGGTGACGGCATAATGTATAATATTTTAGGACCAAGTTATTATTGGGGTGGTGGTGGTGGCGGAGCCGGGCGGTTTTCGATTGGTGGTTGGGGTGGTCGTGGTGGTGGTGGCGGTGGTGGTGGATCACAAGGGTCTAATTCAGGTGGGCCCGGTGGTGGGAGTGCATTAACATCTGGAGGTGCCGGTAACGTTGTTGGTAGCGGTGCAGTGCCTGATCGTGGTGGAGGTAATGGTGGTGCCAATACAGGCGGTGGTGGTGGTGGTGGTAGCTATAATAATGTGGGAGGCAAAGGTGGCTCTGGTATTGTAGTAATTCGCTACTTACAGACAGATATTTCATTGGTCAAAACATTTACAATTTCAGGCAATATATGGACATCTAAAGGTATTATTCGAGGACCTGATATAAATTTTGGAAGATCTATGAAATTATCTTCTAATGGAAATACAATCGTTATTGGAGCATCTGGATATAGATATTATACACTTTCTACAGTTGCTACGAACTTTAATTCCCATATAGCAATAGCACAACAAGTTAACAATCGTACTTTAGCTACTATTACAAGCGAAACAGAATATCAAGCGGTTAGAGCTGTAATTGGAAGTATGTTTGCTGTTTGGATAGGAGGAAGACGAAAATCTACAAATCCACAAGGCAAATCAGCATTAGATTGGGAGTGGATTAATGGAGATACCTGGAGCATTGAGAAATTTGGTACCGGTTTACCTAATGATATAAACAGTAAAGGTCTTAGGATGTTTGGTTCTGGACAATCGGGTACATGGGGTGATTGTGGTGATGTTGATTCACTATTTGCTGTTTATATGACAAGTAGTTCAATATCTAATATAGGACAAGCCTATGTATATGGACATCAAGGAGGAACAACTTGGACACAATTAGGTCAAACCATTCAAGGAATATCAGGCGGTGATGAATTCGGTTCTAGTGTAGCTATATCAAATGATGGCTCAATAATTTCTATTGGATCGGACAATAATAGTTCAAATAGAGGTCATGTAAGAGTGTTTGCATATGCTAATAATTATTGGGCTCAAGTAAGCGCATCTATTAGTGGTAAGTCGTCAACTTCTAGAGCAGGAATACATGCGTTATCAGGTGACGGGACAACCCTAATTCAAAGCAACAATATTTACAATAGCGTATATGGAATAAACAAAACATTAGCAGTAAATAGTCCAATGACAACAATAAGCGGTAATTTAATTGTAATGGGTAATATTAGCGTTAATTCATTAGATATATCAACAAATCATGTATATTCAAGCAATGGTTATAGTTATAAAATGTTTAACTCGGACATAAGTAGTGCAATTATGAAAGAATATTACAGCGATGTAACGTCAACCAGGCATTTAAAGGTTCAAATTAGGGGTGATGGTAATATAACAAACAGAAATAATTCGTATAGAGCATTAAGTGATAGCAGATTAAAAGAAAATATTGTTACTAGTGGTCCCAAATTAGACGATTTGTTAAAAGTTAGGGTGGTTGATTATACTATGAAGGGATCGTCTAATAATAAATATATTGGAGTGTTGGCTCAAGAATTAGAAGGCCACTTTCCTAATTTGGTAACCGAATTAGAACCAAGTCCAAAAGACATACAAGAAGGTAGAACGCTTAAGTATAAGGCAGTTAATTATAGCAGTTTTGATGCAATATTAATCAAATCTTTACAAGAGCAAAATGCTATGCTTAAAAATATAACACGCAGAATAGAAACACTAGAAGAAGCATTAGAAGAAAAATTATAACATATTTTTATTTTTATTTTTATTTTTTTTTTATGTAATATATAACATATTTTAGGAGATTAAAATATGTTAAAGTAAGAGCAATGCATTGTAGCTATTATCATTCTTTTTCAGTCAATTTCTGTTTTAGCAGCTAATTGCTCTGCTAGTTCTTTTTGACGCTCTAAGATTTGCGAAAGACCGTGATCATTATTTTCTTGTTTTCCAACAATAACGTCCTCGGCCTCAAATAACTCTTTACGTAAATCAGCAGTAGACACATCGTCGTCATCGCCATCACCAAATAGTAAATTCTTTCCAGGAATATCCATTCTATCCGCATTTATAAGGTTTCCTTCTTCGTCAATTGTTTGCATTAGCTTATTTCCTTCTTTTTGAGCTTTAGCAATATTTTCTTGGATGGCCTTTTTCTTGCTTTCTTTTACGCGCTCTTTAAATTGCTCTTTAGAGATCTCATCGTTTTTCTTTTTTTGCGCCATTAAGTCATTTAAGTCTTTCTCCAAATATTCAACACGGCCGGTTTTATATGCTTCAGGGTGGAATGGCATCCATATTCCAACTCCTCCAACATATACGTCATGATTAGGGTCAGCATCTCTCAAAATTTTGCACCGCATTTCTGCTTCTTCTTGAGATCCAAATACACCGCGTACTTTAATGCCTCGAATATTTGTTTGAAAACTATGTAGTTTATTATATTCTCTTTGAAGGTCTTCTTCTTTACTATCTAAAAATGACTTATATTCGTCATCAATGCTTGTCAAAAATAATTTATCTTTTTCCTCTTCGACAAATTCTTCCATGTCTTTAGTGAGTTTATTAAAATCTAAATTATATTTGTAAGATAAAAAATTTAAAAATTGTGTATATTTTTCGAATGTTTTTTTAAATTCAAAATTGGTCAAGAATTTCTCGAAATAAAATAGATTTTTATTTTTAATATGGTCTTCGGGAGATATGAAACTTAGGCATACATATTTTTGTCCACTCATGGGTTTGTCTTCGTCTAATAGGTCAACATATTCTTTGTTTTCTGACTTGTTTTCTGACTTGTTTTCTGACTTGTCTACTAATTTAGATTTAGCAGATTTTTTGGTTGACATGTATTATATAAATGTATTATTTATATAATTTTAAGTAATTATTTTATTAATATATTTTTTTATATAATTTACAAAAATATATTAAAAAGCAATATATAGTATTATTTTAGCATTATTTGCTATTATTTGCTATTATTTAGTAATATTTAGTAATATATAGCAATAGTTGCTATTATTTAGCATTATTAATATAAAATCAATAGTTTAGCATTATTTTATTTAATTTAATTTAGCATTATTTAATTTAATTTAGCATTATTTAATTTAATTTAGCATTATTTTTATTTAATTTAGCATTATTTTTATTTATTGTTATTTATTTTTATTTAATGTTTAAATTAAATATAATTAAGTAAATATTTATATTTTTTTCTTGTTTATTAATATAAAACAAACATGAATTTCAATATGGGAGAAATAGTAAAAAGAGCTATTAAATATTTAGTGGAGGGCTTAATGGTTGCAATTGTTGCTTTTGTTATTCCTCAAAAACCATTAAAGATGGAAGAAATCGCCATAATCGCGTTAATGGCTGCCGCAACATTCTCTATATTAGACACATTTATCCCAAGCATGGGTGTAAGTGCTAGAAGTGGCGCCGGTTTTGGTATAGGTGCTAACTTAGTCGGATTTCCGGCTCTAGGTTAAATTAGTTAGTACATGACAATAAGCTTCTGCTTTTGTCTTTAAATTGTTTTTAATAATATTTAGAAAGCAATAACACTTTAATAATTTTTATTATATTGTTTATATTAATAATATTAATAATATAATAGTATGAAAGAAAATAAACCAACATTAGGTATATTAGCAACTCCTTATATAAATGAAAAACATAAGACGTCTAGAGAGATTATATTTGATAAAACTTTAATAAGGCTATTAAAGAAGAAACATATTAATTATAGTATTATATATTATAATACTGCAAAATCGCAATACGACGAATTACTTAATAGCTTAGATGGGTTAATATTTCCAGGCGGTCAAATAGGAAATTTCTATAATAATGATTTTTATAAGGCCTATTATAAAATGCAAAAATATTTAATGAAAAGAGCAACATCTATAAATATGTATTATAGACCATTTCCTATATTGGGAATTTGTAATGGTTATGAAAACATGATCTTAATAGCGAAAAATTATAATATTACAAAAAACAATATAAAGAACACATTTATAAATGTATCTAGTTATAAAAATTATAAGGCGGCTCTTTTATTTAGTAATAAACATGGATCATGTGGTATAAATAAAACCTGTGGTATAAATAAAACCTGTGGTATAAATAAAACCAAAAAGAAAATAATACATAATAATTCGTTAGCACTAGACCCTAAAAAAATTATACCACATTATAAAATAGTGGCAACAAGTTATGATAAGTATAATAAAGAATTTATAGAAATAGTAAAACATGAGAAGTATCCCTATTATGGATTTCAGGGGCATCCTGAAGTATACAATCATGATCTAATGCACGCTTTTTTTGAAGATGTTAAAGCTAGTTTTAGCAAAAGAAATGCTTATAAGACTAATATTATAAAATCCAAGTATAGTATTAAAAAGGTTAAAACGGTTAAAAAAAATAAAAATAAAACTTTGAAATTGAGAGTCTTGAATAGTCACTTTACTTTATAAAATGGTTAAAAATCATGAATACAATCTTTAAAAAGGAGAGTCTACAAATACATTTTTAATTTATAAAATGGTTAAAAATCATGAATACAATCTTTAAAAAGGAGAGTCTACAAACACATTTTTAATTTATGTAAAAGTAGTTTCTGGGTCTGGCTATAAATTTATTACTGCGTTTATTAGACTGTTTCTTTCTTTTAGTTTTAGTTTCACTTTTATTTTTGCTTTTAGCTTTCCTTTTCGCTTTAGTTTCATTTTTGCTTTTAGTTTCATTTTTTGCTTTAGTTTTCCTTTTCGCTTTAGTTTTGGTTTCATTTTTTGTTTCAGATTTAATTAAGCGTATGCTTTTAGTAAAATTGTCACTGTTTGAAATTGAAGAACTGGTAAAAACATCTTTTGGTATATATCTAAAAAAATTAGTAGTATATAATTTTGAACTACGAGAGATTGTATTGTCTTTAACTTGCGAATATATTTTTGATTTTTCTTCTCTCATGTCTTCTAATGTTTGTTGCTTACCATAACATGTAACACTAAACCGTTTCAATAAACCTTTTTGCTGCAGACGATTGTTAAGTTGGACTTTGAATAAATATTCGGCAATACACAATAATCTATTTTCGTCATAATATGGCCTATTAGCATAAATAAATATTAAGTAAAAGCTCAATATTGTGTCTATTGTAGCTACTTTTATTTTTTGTCCATCAATAACTATTATATTATAGCTATGGCATGCAGTTGATTTATAAATAAAAGCTATTACATCCTTATTTACAACAATTTCATAATGAATGTCTATATATTCGCCAATAGGCGGCTTTTTATTAATGCTTACATTTGTAAAACCCTCATAATTCAATTGCTCTTTTAATATTTTAGCACTTGTTTCGGGGTCCTCACTAATAACATCAAAATCCGGAATATTTGCAGCTTGTTTCTTTTCTTTATATGGCATATATTTACTATATAGCGCACTTGCATAACCACCAAAGAAAACCAACCCTTGATTTATAAAACAGCTTCTAGAGATCTCATAAATTTGGTTTTGTTCGTTGTTATTTCCCTCAAATCGTCTTTGAAAGTCTTTATGCTTACAAGATAGCCCGCGAAGAGGAAAATTATTATTTAACAATATAATACGTTTTAGAACTTTTTCCCATCGCGACACGTCACCCATTGGCCGTGAAAGCTCTTGATACATAGCCATTCGCAAAAAATTAGGAGGGCAATAATTAATGGCATTAATTTTAATAGCCTTTTTGTATATATTATTAAATAGATTGCTGTCCATGTATGTGATGTCCGCAATAGGAATAAAATTCACATACACTTTATATGTGCCACTATGAACACCTGACTTTGCTTCAACTTCTTCGTAGCCAGCTTTATAATAAATATTTGCTAAATCTCTCGAATAGTCCATGGCATATGGCGAAAAAAAGTCATAATCCGGTATTTCAATATCTTTATTATAAAATCTGTATTGTTCTGGCAATATATTATTTATAGCTGTCCCCCCATAACACAGTGTTTTGTGTGTCCTTAAGAAATGTTCTAATATGCCTATTATTTTTTTAATAGTTTCCGATTGGGCAAGTTTAATACCGCTAAGCGATGTTGCATTATCCACAGCATCTCTCAATATTTGTAATTCTTTTTCTTCAAATGTTTCTGCCATATATTTGTTTATACTTTAATATAAACAAATATAAAAATGTATATTTACAACATTTATAATTATTGTAAATAATAATATATAACAAAACAATATAATAACAATATTATAATATAATGTAGACTTATTGATCAAATAACGAGACATCATTGATCAAATAATGAGACATCATTAATCTAATATTGAAACATTATTATAATCAAGAGTTGCGTCATATACTATTGGTTCTGGCACATCAACATTTAATAAAGCGCTCTTCTTTTTAATCCAACAAAAGTTTTTTTGTAATCTAAACAATCCATTATATCCAAGTATGTTATTATCTATATTTTGATGTTTCATACATATTGCCTGACATCCAGTATCAAACGATAATGTAGTGTCAAAGTTTATTATTGAATTATCTAAATTAGGCAATACTATTACAAATTTAGACTTTGTGGTTGCTATAAATTGCGCGGAACCTTTTTTGGAAACAATTTGATTATACCTATATGTATGACAATATGTTCCTTTTGCTTTTAAGTTAATATAGCTATTCAAGTTCTGTAAATCAGCTGTTGTTGTAATGATGCTAGGTTGCGGATTAAAGTCACATATAATAATTAATTTTTGATATAAGTCTTCCATTTTAGTATTTAAAAGGTTCATATCTTTTTTAGTGGAACATGTGAATGACTGATTAGAGCTATGCAAATGTCTTTTAATTAAGTCTCCCATAGTCTTAAGCATAGGCACATTTGTGCTCATAACTCTAAAATTTAATATTAAGGGGTCGTTTGCACAATTAGTTGATAATGGATTAAAACCTTTTTCTTTAATTGTAATTAGCACTTCTTCTAATAAAAGCGAATTATAAGTTTCTTTGATATAATTATTTTCAGCGGTTGACGACGCAACAATAGGCTCATTATTATATGAATATATCTCAAAATCTAAAAATCGGCACCCATTAGCAATTGCTTTTTCTAAAGCACATAAGGCCACAAAATTGTTTTTGTAGCCATCCCCACAGCAACAATTATAGGCACTTTTAACATGATAATTTATTAATTTGCAAGAAGATCCATCAAATAAATCTCTAGCGTCGGGTTTTAACTCTGTTTGTGATCTAAAATAGGAAGTATTTGTTAATGTTGGCCAATATCTTGCTAATTTATCGCATGATCTATCTTTTAAACCCAGTCTATTTGCAACCCAGCTAAATAGAATTAGTAATATAAATATAATTATTACTAATGTTATATAAAAATATTGATTACTATCTAAATCCATTAATCGAGAAGACATATTATATTATTTTATATAATATATTATATAAAATTTATATAAAAATTTATGTTAAATTTTAATTTAAAAATAGAGATTATAACATAAATAAATATAATATATTATATTAATTAATATAATATATTATAATATGGCAGGAGGATTATTAAATTTAATAGCATTAGGAAACCAAAATATTATTTTGACAGGCAATCCTACCAATACCTTTTTTAAATCTGCATATTATAAGTATACTAATTTTGGATTACAAAAATTTAGAATAGACCAAACAGGGCAAATGGAATTAGATATAACTAAAAGCTCGAGCTATAGTTTTAAAATACAGCGTTACGGCGATTTATTAATGGATACTTATTTAGTTGTAAAATTGCCGAAAATATATAGTCCAATATTGAAATATACTACTACGTCTACGTCTAGTTCTGGTATTACTTCTAGTGTTAACGAATATAGGCCATATGAGTTTAAGTGGATAAAGCATATTGGATGTCAAATTATTGAAAGCGTCAATATAACTATAAACGGTTCAATAATTCAAAAATTTAGCGGGCATTACTTACAAAACATTGTAGAGCGTGATTATGATGCGCACAAGAAAGGGTTATTTGATATTATGACAGGGCATATTGATGAGTTAAACGATCCGGCAAATTTTAATAATAGAAATAATAATTATCCAAGCGTATACAAAGACAGTGCTTCTGATATAAGTGGAATAGAACCTTCAATTCGTGAATATAGTTTATATATACCAATAAATTCATGGTTTACAATGTCTTCAATAATGGCATTTCCATTGGTTTGTTTACAATATAGCGAATTAGTGATTAATTTCACATTAAGACCATTACAAGAGTTATTTACTATAAAAGACGTATTATATAGTAATCCAAGAAATAGTATACCATATAATAATTATCCACAAATACAAGCAAACCAAAACGTAATAGATTACCAATTTAAAAGGTTTATTAATCCTCCGCCGCTAAGTGAAATAGTAAAAGATGTTGATAGCTATCAAGATTTAACGTCACGAATAAACAGTGACATTCATTTAATATGTACGCAATGTTTTTTAGGAGAAGAAGAGCGAATATATTTTGCACAAAACAGTCAAAGTTATTTAATTCGTGAAGTTAATGAATACGCGTTTGAGAAAGTAATTAAGTCAAGTAAAATAAAGTTGGAGTCCAACGGATTAATAAAAAATTGGATGTGGTATTTTCAAAGAAGCGACGTAAAAGAGCGCAATGAGTGGTCTAATTATACAAATTGGTTGTATGAAAATAAGATCCCAAATGATTTACAAAAATTATATGTTACTAATCATAAATATTATAGTCCATTATTTAGTTATAGCTCCGATATTTCAAGAAATATTTATATTACCGGCAACAGTCCGTCTGCAACTGAGCAAACCAATCAGTGCGAAATATTGAAAAACTTTGCAATAATTTGTGATGGTAAATACAGAGAATATGATTTTGATAGCTCAATATTTAGTAAATTGGAAAAGTATGGTAAATCTAGCGGATCGTGTTCAAAGGTGGGTTTATATTGTTATAATTTTGGGTTAACAAGTGACCCGTTTAAGCAGCAGCCTAATGGAGCATTTAATACTAATTTTTTTAAAACGATCGAATTTGAATATAATAATTATAGTAATCCACCGTTAGATGCGAGTGCTGCTTTTGCGACTATATGTGACCCGCTAACCGGGGTAGTAATTGGAATTACTAAAGATCCTACAAATATTTATAAATATTATTATAATTTATATGTTATTGAAGAAAAATATAATTTATTAGTATTTCAAAATGGGCTTGCGGGGCTAATGTGGCAGCGCTAACATGGGCGAAATTATATATAGTAAAACATATATAAAGAATTAATTATAATATTGTTTTAGGCACCTTACGAGTGCCTAGTCCATGTTTTTTCTTAGCTTGATTTGCCAATTTCAAAGCCTTAGAATTATGTGAGCAACCGGACTTTAATATGCCATAATCAACTGCCGCCGCTTTTCCGCCACTTATTGAGCTCGCTAGGCGGGCTAATCCCCAACTATGTGCCGTTTGGTTGGGTCTTGACCCAGAAGAATAATACGCACCTTGACCTTTTTTCACAATTTTGCGTAGCGAAGTTATAGAGCACCCCGTCTTTCTAGAGAGATTGGCATTTATAGAGAGATTGGCATTTATAGAGAGATTAGCTAATTTATATATTTTTTCCGCTTTTAATATGTGCTTTGATTTTTTGGATTTATACGATTTAACCTTTTTACGTGTAATATAAATATGCTTCTTATAAGCATTTCGCGATCTCTTAAGCTGTCTAAGTTGCCGTTTTCTGTCTCTAAAACTAAGTCGTTTAGGCAAATATTTTATAGGTATATGCGTAGACATAATATTGCTATAAAATAGGGTTATAAAATATATTTTGTAAAATTATCTTTATATATCTTTATTATATATATAAAAATGAAAGAAACACTAATTAAATTTGAAAAAAGCAAAATTAGTGGCAAAAAATATACTGCATATATTCAAAATAAAGCAACAAAAAAAATACGCAAAATACATTTTGGTGCTTCGGACTATGAACAATATAAAGATAGAACTCCTCTTAAACTATATTCGCATAAAAACCATAATAATCGCAAACGCATGCAAAACTATTTTAATAGGCATTCAGGAACCAAAAAACGAGGAGCAGCTATTGCACTCGAAAAAAGAAAATCGCGCGGTTATTATAATGCAAAAATTTTAAGTCATGTTTATTTATGGTAAAACAATAATTCTAATATTTAATAATTCTAATTCTAATAATTCTAATTCTAATAATTCATGAATATATTAAATATGATTTTATAATTTTTTACGAAATTTATAGGAACTTTTATTTTCTTAGGAGTAATAAAAAATGTATTTAAATATATAAAATGTTTAGAAACGCGGGCTCTCATAATATGCTTCAGGACCGCAATATTCAAATTTAGAATTACCTAAAACACTTGGACTACAAGGATAAACATTATTGGTGTCTTTGCTATATGTGAAAAAGGTGGCTTGTTTTGTTTCAAGACTGTTGTTATCAAATACTAATTGTTGATTATAACTGTGCTCTCGTGGTCCTGTCAAATTTCGTATTTGTTTATCGTAAAAACTATTGATCGCATTTAAATAAGAGCTTATTACACTAACCGGCGCATTTCCGGAGGATGGAACTATTTCTAATCTTCGTAATTCCATTTCTAAATCATTATTACTTGGATATCCGGTAGTTTGCATAGTCCCCAAAGCATTATAAGAAGCTTCTCCAAGCCCACCTAAAGAAACGGGTCGGCCAGCAGTTCCAAAATAATCATTATTGCTAAACTCGGCTAATTGCGCGCTAGTAAATGAGGAGCTAATATCATTTTTTTTTTCACCCATGCAATTAAAAAACTGCTCTGAATTTAATAAATATTGAGTAGTGCTTAATGCGCTACCACTATATGGTGTATAGTCAAGATTAGGCATCTTGTCATTATTAACTAATTTATAATCAAATCTTCTACTATCTTGTAATAAGCCCGTAACTTTAAAAGCATCTTCAAACCTAGTTAAAATAGAACTAAAGCTAGTATTTTGCGCACTTGTCAAATCGGACCTGTTTAATTGCCTTTGCAAATTTTCTGTTCTTGCTTTCGATGTTAAAGCATCATTCATTTGTGTAAGTGTTAATAGTGCCGCATTTAGTTCTGCTTCATTATAACCATTAAGCATTGCACCTGTTATGCCTGTTGGCAGGTTTTTTAATGTATTTCTAAAATTACTAAATGAAACATAATTTATAATGTCAGAAGGCATACTTTTTTGATCACTAAAAATATTAAAGCTAGCTTCAATTTTTGAAAATAACATACCACGTTTATTAAATAAACGTCCATTCGGATCTAAAGTATTACATGTTCGTGTGGCAGCATTTAAATCTCTTTCATTATAAGATAGCTCAATAATTCCTGCTCTATTTTGTTGGAAATAACTTGTTATAGCCGAGCAATCTGTTATATTGCTTATATTATCTATAATAGCGTTATAATTGAAATTTATATTGCTATTATCGTAAAAAGGGCTTCCTGAGCAGCATCGTACATCATAAATACTTTGATCGATGTTACTATTTGTGAGAGAATTGCGCTGATTTTGTGGCGTAATATTGTCAAAAGTACATTTGGGTTCCCACTGGCAAAAAACTTTATCAGTTATTGCATTAGAAATGTCTAAGTTCCATTTATTGCTGGTTCCAATTCGACTATAAGTATAACTAATATCATATAAAGGAACACAATTTGCGGACGTTGGTCTAATCGTGCAATTAGAGCAATCTTTTACATTTGCAAGACCTTCCATAATTCTATAATCGTTATGAAAAACATATAATACATAAATACTTGTAAGTATTATAAATAATATTATTACTATTTTAATATAATTTCTGCTATTATTACTAAGTTTCATAATATTATTAGTATATACTATAATATAGTAATATAAATATATTTATAAAATTTATTATTATGTTTCTAAATAATAATAAATAGCGATTTATACTAATAAATAACATTAAAAATATACATTCAAATTTTTCCATCTACTAAGTGTGAATTGTATTGATTATTTACAATAATAAATTTTGTATTGTCTGCCAATTCTTCTAAATTAGCACTATTTGTATAAGTGCATGCACTTCTAAGTCCTCCTAAATAATTTTCTACACTGCTTTTTAGTGATCCTTTATAAGCAACTTTAAGTTCGCGCCCTTCAGAGCTCCTATAATTAGTATTATTATTTGCAGCATAATTATTTTTCATTGCATAAGTCGAGCTCATACCATAAAACGACTTATATTTAGCACCCGTCTTTTCATCGCTAACAATTTGCCCTGGATTTTCATCATGTCCTGCAAATGCTCCTCCAATCATTACAAAATCAGCACCTGCACCGTATGCCTTTACTAGATCACCCGGACAAGTAATGCCTCCATCACTTAAAATAAAAGACCTCTTTAATTGGTGCTCATCATATTCATAGTATATTTCAAAATTAATGCGATTATATTCTTTACATGCTTGAACACATTCTAACACACAACTAAGCTGCGGCATCCCTATTCCTGTCTGAATTCGCGTAGTACATGCACTACCTCCACCAATACCGACTTTAATAATATCCAATTCTAACTCATTTAATAAGTCTATTCCTTCGCTTGTACATACATTACCCGCTACAATAACTTTTTCGGGATATTCACTTCTTAATGATTTACAAAAATCTTTAAATTTAGAAATGTAGCCGTTTGCTACATCAACACAAATGAATTTACAGTCAAAATTATCTAAAATAACTTTTAAATTACTATAATCGTCGTCGCTTATACCCGTTGAAATCATAAAATAGTCAGGATTTAATTTAAACTCACTATTTTCTTTATTATAATCCAGTAAATCTTGCAATTTATGAAATTTATGAAGCGATGTAATAATTTTATAAGTGCTTAATACTTTATATACATCCAATGTTCCAATAGTTGTCATATTTGCTGCAATAATAGGTATTCCTGTCCAAGACACCCCATTTTGAAAAACAATAGTTCGCTCAAGAACAACATCTTTTCTACTGTTTATTTTTGATTTTTTAGGAAGAATTAATACATCTCTAAAATCAAGATATTTATCCATATTATCAAATTTATAACAATAAATATTTTCGCCCATGCTAATACTAGTTATTTAATAGTTAATATGTTTAAATAATTTCAAAATATGTTATATTATGTTTAAATAATTTCAAAATAATTTCAAAATAATTTCAAAATAATTTCAAAATAATTTCAAAATAATTTCAAAATATGTTATATTATGTTTAAATAATTTCAAAATATTATAATATGTTATATTAATATTATATTATGGATCAACCTATATATTCCGATAATCCAATATTTGGTACTTTACCAAAAACATCAGGAAAGTGTCCTGCCAGATCAGATATATGTAATAATATTACGGGAGGGATTTCTATATTAGATAGTACTTATACAGACATACCTCTATGTAGTAATGGTACATTTCATTTTACAAATAATATGAATGAAGCACCTAATGGTTGTTGTGTTGTTGACATATCAAATGAACCGTGCAGTGAATATTTTACATTAGATATTAAAGAAGACAATAAGTTTTATGATATGGGTATAGATTTAACAGACATAAGCGGAACAAATCGGCGCTCAATATGTCATTCTGCCCCAATTAGAAAAAGAAATTTAGTAATATCCGAAATTGTAATGTTAATCATAGTTAGTGCTATTATAGTAATTATAACAGCAATTGTAGGCGCATGTTATGAATTCATTTTTAAATATGGCGAATGCAAAGACTGTATTTATTATAAATCAAATTGTTTTAATAGGAAAAGGCTGAGCGTAATAGATTACATGTTTCCGACTGATTTATGTACGTATCCTTATCAGGAATGCAATAAAACAACCAACGTTTTAACAGGTGGTGGACCAGAAAAGACCGGATTTATGAGCACATATGCAGAATACGCGGCAAACGGAACAAAATGCATCACAGTGCATGATGTTGAAGTGCTGAAACAAAAACCTTTTCCGTATAATCTCATTGATTATGCTAATAATAATATTAAGTTAGAATTATTAAGAATGCCTTTTAGAGCATTTGCATTATTTTTTCTATATACAGTTCTTTTGAGTAGATCACTTATTTCAATATTATTGAAACGTCTTTCTATAATGTATCAACAAACTATTAAACATAATCCAATATTAAGCAATTTCATGTTTTTATGTTTTACGGGAATTTTGTTTAATATTATAGCTAATTATGCAGATATACCCGGATTAAACGGGGCAAATGGTTACATATTATATGTTTTAATAATGATAGCGGCATTTTCATTTTCTGTAAGTACTATGGTTGGTATGTTATTCTTATGGTGGTATCCATCTATGGCGTTCGAAAAATTTTATAGACAATGTGATATTCCTCGTAGTTATTATAAGCTAATGAATTACAAGAAAATGTTTTATTCGACCTATGAATATAAAGAGAAAAGGCTGCTTTATAGAGTAATAGGTCATATATTTCTGGATATATTATTAATTTTTCCAATAATGATAATGATCTCATTTTCACTTGGTATTGGTTTAATGTCGGCTACAGTAGGATTTCTTTACATGACAGTGTCGTTATTATTTAACATGTTTTTTATACCATTATACAATACTGTGGAATTTTTGGATATTATTAAAAGTCATGGCAATTTATTAACAATATTGTTTTGTGTAACAATATTGGTGGCATCGATTAGTAAATTAAATAATGTAACAACCGGAATTTTGGGCGGATTACTTGCTCTCCTTATTTTATATAAAATATTAAAATCGTAATGTAATTTGGTAAGAAAGTTTATATTATAATATAATATAATAAAATATAATATATAATACAAAATATGATATATAATAATATAAAATATAATATAAATATAAGAAAATAAGAACTATTATATTTATATTATTATGGGAAAGAAAAAGAGCGGAGACAAAAAAGAACTACCTTTTGTAAGTATATGCACTCCTACATTCAATAGGCGACCTTTTTGGGAATATACAATTAAATGTTTTATGCATCAAAATTATCCAAAAGATAGAATGGAATGGATTATTATTGATGATGGGACAGATAAAATAAAGGATCTTGTTTCTCATATTCCGCAAGTAAAGTATTATGAATATGATGGAAAAATGACATTAGGAAAAAAGCGAAATCTTATGCATGATAAGTCAATTGGCGATATAATTGTGTATATGGATGACGATGATTATTATCCACCCGAGCGCGTTTCGCACGCGGTAAATATGTTAGTAACTCACCCATCGGCATTATGTGCAGGAGCGAGTGAAATATATATATGGTTCAAGCATATTCAAAAAATGTTTCAATTTGGTCCATATGGTCCAAATCATGCAACAGCTGGGACATTTGCTTTCAAGCGTGAGTTATTAAAAGACCATAGATATGAAGACACTGCATCTTTAGCGGAAGAAAAGGCGTTTTTAAAGAATTATAGTGTTCCGTTTGTTCAATTAGAGCCCAAAAAAACGATTTTAGTATTTTCGCATATTCACAATACATTTGATAAGAAAAAATTATTGGAACAAGGTGAAAATGATTATCAAAAAACATCAGCAAGAACCGTAACTGAATTTGTTAAAGACGAGGACATGCGACAATTTTATATGGAAAAAATAGATGGACTATTACAAAATTATCAACCCGGCGATCCGTCAAATAAGCCTGATGTATTAAAGCAAATTAAAGAAATTGAGGAAGAACGTAAAAATATGGCAATGCAACAAAACGGTGGTCAGGGTCAAATTGTGTTAAATCAAAACGGGCAACAAATTGTATTAAATAATGAGCAAATAGTTCAAATTATTCAAAAGCAGCAAGAGCAACTGCAGAATTTTGCGAAAATGTTAGAAGAAAAGGATAGGATTATTAGTGGTATTGAGGGGCAATTAGAGGTTTATAAAATCATGAATGAAAAAAATAATTCGATTATTCAACTGTTACAAGAAAAATAATATGTTTTATAATATAAATTCAAATATAAATTCTTATATAAATTCAAATATAAATTCTTATATAAATTCAAATATTAATTCTTATATAAATTCAAATATTAATTCTTGTATTAATACATAATATATAATATATTATAATATAATATATATTATTTTAATGATTTTAACAAGCATTTGTGCGCCTGCTTTAATTTATATAGGGTTTTCGTTAATTCAAATATTTATAGATATTTACAATAATAGCATTAATGAGGCTTTTTTAAAATTTATATTTATGCTTGTATTTACATTAATAATTAATATATTGTGCGATTTAGGATATGTCGTTATTGCATGGATTGTTGTTTTAATACCAATTATTATGATGACAATTATATCCACCTTATTATTGCAAGTTTTCGGTCTTGATCCTAAAAACAAGCAAATCCAGTCCAGAACACAAAACGCGAGAGATTTGTCGGGTGAATATCTAGAATTAACAGCGTCAGAGAAATTAAATCAGCAAAAGTATGCCTATTATTATGATAAATACGAGAAAGAAAAGCGAATTGATAGAGATCAATTACGTTATAAATTTTATGATGACATTGATAAAACATATAAACTGCCTTTTAATTCACAGTCTATTTATGATTTATCTAATAACCCCAAAAAGTTTGTCATAGCCGATAAAATATTAAACTATTTTGGCGAATATTCATTTATCAGGTATATGAATAATTCGCAATTATATCATACTATATTTTCAAACAGTATAATGAATAACAATAGTTTATTTAATAATTATATTGCAACAAGGCAATCTGCTATGGGGGTTACAGATCCATATGTAACGCTATCAATAACAAATCCAAATCCAAATCCAAATACTAATATTAATACTATTAATAATCCTAATAAATATACAAGTTATAATAATAAATATAGCACTGTTTATAAAGTCGACGGTTACGATTTATTTAAGCGTAATAAGTATGACGCAGTAAAGAGAGAATTAGAAAGTAAAAATCCGCGAGTTAGTGCACTAGAAATAGAAGCAACCATTGAAGCTATGTGGAAAAAGTTATCAGCATCCGAGCAAAATGCATGGAATACGTCAAATGATGCAGAAAAAACTAGTGAATATGCTCTAAAATATGATCACAAAGATTTAACATCTTATGGAACAAATAGCACAAGTAATGTTATATCATCAGTTAATAAATATGCAAACAATAGACCATGTCCTGTAAATGAAACACCTATAACATATAAATCAAAAACAGGACTAGTATGTTATGAGATTTGTCCTCCGGGAAGAGTGAGAAATGCAGCAGGTGATTGCACAACTATAGCTAATTATGCATCAACTACACCTGCTACAACAACAACTACAACAACTACATCAACTAGCTAATACTATAAACCTATACTATAATTAACTATTTTAACATATATTAAAAACATTTTATTTATTATTAATATATTTATGAATAAATTAAATAATGATTGGACTTGTTGGATACATTATCAAAATGATAATGCATGGACCCTTGAAAGTTATAAACTTATTTCCAAATTTTCATATTTAAAAGAAATAACACTATTTATTGAAACTTTACATGAAAATATTATAAAGAAAACTATGGTTTTTTTCATGAAAGACAATATTTTACCATTATGGGAGACCGAGGATAATATTGATGGCGGATGTTTTTCTTATAAAATAAGTAATACAAACATTGTTACAATTTTTAAAGTTTTATTATACAAAATTATAGGCAATACTTTAATTAATGATGAAACTATTATGACTAATATTAACGGGTTATCTATTAGTCCAAAGAAGAATTTCTGTATAATTAAGATTTGGATGAAAAAAAAGGATTGTTTTGAGAATTTTGACACATCATCAAATAAGGATCCGTTTTGCATTCATAATATATTTAATATTGAAGACCAAATTTGTGTATTTAAGCAACATAAATAAATATATAAATAATTATATAATTGTAAATAATTATATAATTGTAAATAATTATATAATTGTAAATAATTATATAATTGTAAATAATTATATGATTATATAAATAATTAATTATTAGAACTAGGCAATGACGATAAGCACATTTTAATTTCACCTAATGAAGCAACATTGTATTTTACAATAAGAGGTCTATTATTTTCCAAATATATTTCAATTTGATTGCATAAATTGGTGCATTTAATAAAATATAATAAATTTTTGAGAGAATATTCGCCTTGTATAATTTTATTATGTTGCTTATTTAATATTTGCATATTAGCGTTGTTTTCGCTTCTTCTAATTTCAGCTTTAGCAAATTGTCCAGAACATTTAAAAATTAATTCGTCTTCGACCGATTTTATTTCTATTTTTTCTGAAATAGCTGCTAAATCTCTAATTATTTTTTGAAAATCATTTGAAGGCATGTTAATAACAGATGAAAATTTCACATCAGGAATTTCTAATTCGTCTTGTTCTGGTTCTATTAATTTTAACTTTTGAATTTTTGATTGTTTTATATTTCCATTTTCAAATTTTAATCCTAATTCTGTTACAATACCTTCGTTGTAATCCTCGTTTTCTATATAAATTGTTAGTGTGTCGTCGTTATCTATTGTGGTGATTAATTTAAATAAATGGAGTATATTTACACCTACTATTATTTTTTCTTCTTTGCATTCGTAAAATTCAAAATTTTCCGCTTTTAAAAATAGATGAACCAATATTGTATGTGTTTTATCCATATTAATAATTTTAATTCCTTGTTTTGTAAATACAATGTTTGTTTCTAACAAAATATCTTTCAATGCCGCCATTAATACGCGAAATGGCGCAATTTGAACAGTCTTTATTGTTAGTTTATTATTATTGTTACTAATGCAATCGTTTGATAACATGTATTTTATTTAGTTTAAAAACTGATTAAATCTTTAAGTAAAAATTTAAAATATTATATAGTTTGTAAAATGTATAAGTAATATATTTATTTTTAGTTTGTTTTATTTTTAGTTTGTTTTATTTTTAGTTTGTTTTATTTTTAGTTTGTTTATAATGTTTATGGTGGTGGTGGTTCTGCTGTTATTGGTGCAGTGAAAGTATCTATATATTTAGATGTCCGTTTTCCCGTAGCATCTTCTGTTTCTTTCTTATCATCAGTTTTTTCTTTTGTTTCTTTTTTAACTGCGCTTGTATTTTCTCCTGACTTTAGTTCTGGAATATTAGGCATTACTTTTTCTAATTCACTTGGATAATCAGATGCATCATCATTATTTTTAGTATATGGTTTTACATTTGAT